CTTTATAGATTCCCCCAAAAAGTTTAAGTTTCTTCGCCTGTTGTTGCAAAGGCATAATCGCTTAATTTATAGGCAACAACGTCATTGTTTTTAAAATAAAGTATTACGCCCTTCTGTTCTTGCCCTGTCTTGTATGAATGGCATTCAGCACATAAGGATTGGAACAAATTACGATAAAAGGCGTGTTGACCTAGTAAAGTCCATGGAAATACATGGTCTATATGTTGTGCCTGGGTTGCTCTACCTTTAGTTAAACATGAAGCACATAGGCTATTACGACTTAGTTCTATCTTGCGCTTGGCTCTCCATTGAGCAGTCTGATACATAGAATCAGAATACTTACGGCTTTCAGTTATCTTCTTTATGCCACCATGTTCAGGGCAAAATGAATTGTATTTGCCTCTTTGTTCCTTACAGCCTAAGTGACTACATTTAGTGTATGTAGGTAGTGTTGGCACTATTTAAGGAATTTGAGCTTATAGATAGTACTGTCTAATAGGGTTGCTATGTTGTCTATCTCGTTCTGTATATTGCTATCTTGAGGCATATCCACTCTTGCTTCAATGACATAGTCTTTAAGCATCATCATATAAGCAAGTGGGTCTGTTTGGGAGTTGCTAAAGGATGTGGGGTAGGCATCTATTTGTACTCCAAAAGAGCCTTGTATCGTTTCTGCTACTGTATCGGTCAGGTCTACAATGCCTTCATAATACTTTTGTAATGCTTTATGCGCTGAGTAGTTTGTTGCCTTTAGATGCATAAAATGAGCAATAGTAGCTGAATGCAATAAATTGCCTACAAATTTGCCTACAGTCGCCATATCCATATTTTTTTCCTTTATTAAGGCCAAGTTTTGCCATTAAATTTTGCAATAAGCTAAATTCTTTAAAAAGATGCCCCATTTAAGGGGCTAAAGTACCTCACGCACATTAATTATCTTCCAATATACCAATCATTACAAGACACGCACCGCCTTTTTTGATTTCCCCACGCTCAATGTGCAAAACATCAATCTGTTCATCATCATCAAATACGCCAGCATTACCTAACGCATCCCATAAAGCCTTGATTCTGTTATCAATGTCTTGCTTTCTGCGGTCACGGGGATAAATAACCACTTTCATTTCAAGCCTAGCTTTACCCAGCTTTGGTACTCGGTATTCAACTACATAGTCGCTTACTTGGATTTTAAATTCTCTGCCAGCTTTGCTGATACCCATCCTGTTGCGGAATATAGTGCGGTAGCTGTTAACACTAGGGGGTAGCGGTAGGTTTAGTACTAACACAATATTTCTTTAATTCTTTTTTTAGCAATATCCATGTATACAGGGCTTATTTCTATACCAATAAATTTGCGATTTAACTGTTTAGCCACTTTACCAGTTGTTCCACTACCAAGAAATAAGTCTAAAACTGTGTCACCTTCGTTAGACCAAGAAATAATATGGTCAAAAACCAGTTTTTCAGGAAATGGTGCTGGATGACCTTCAACACCCACTTGGTTTTCTTTCCAAACATTGCTCCTCATTCGGTATTCTGAAGATTCTATTGTTTTTGTCTTGCCATTGTATTTTCCGTTGTTTTTGGTCTTAATTTTGCATTTGATGTTAATTACTTTACCAGCAGATTTGTTTGGTACATCAAATATTGGATTGTGTGTATTTATGTTTCCTTTAGTAAAAACAAACATATATTCAAATTGTTGTTTATATCTTTTAGCGTTTACATGATGAGGAAATATAGCCGTTTTTTCCCAAATCATTGTGTCGTGTAAATTAAAACCTATTTCCTTAAAATAAAGGGCCTGTTTAAATGATGTGCCTGTTTCTGAACCATTGACAGTAGCATCTCCTACAACCCAAACTACAACGCCACCATCTTTTGTCAATCTATACAACTCTTTTGCGGTGTTTTCAAAATCAAAAGAATAACCGTTGTAACTGCGTAAATTGTCATAAGGCGGACTTGTAACAGTTAAATCAATGCTTTGGCTTGACAAAGATTTCATTACTTCCAAACAATCACCTAATTTTAAATCAATCATTTATGAGTTCAAGTGTCTTAGCGAGTAATGATTCTTCAGATACGCCATATTCCCTTTCAAATCTACGTCTGCCCATGCCGTGAATACTGGTATTTGAGCCTCTATGGTGATAGGGGCAGAGGCCAATGACGGGTGCTTGAGAGCGAGGAATATTACCTCGTCTACAGTGATGCAGTTCGCATGGCGTTCCCTCGTTGCCTTGATGCCTGCATAATGAGCATCCCAATTCAGCAACTTTTCTGTAGTGTTCTTTTTTATTTTTGTCATTTTTCATTACTTGCCCATGTGTACCATTCTTTATAAAAAGTCTTTAAAGATTCTAAACCTACGCCACGTTTATAGGGTTCTCCCTTAGGTGTTAATAGATAAAACGAATTTACAACAGTTTCTTCATCTGTATTGCCATTAATAATGAGAACAATAAACTTAGGATTGGCAGCCAAAGCTTGAAGAAGAAGCTTTTGTCCTATGCTTATCTTTTCGTTTGGCCTTTTCCATTCAAACACTAAAAATCTACCATTGCGTTCTGCTATGCCATCTAAGTTGCTAGGTACAAAATTAGGGTTAAACTCAATTAATCCTTTAAAGTCTCCATAATCAATATGAGATGGATTGGTGCGCATAAGCTTAGTCATTAGCTAAATCTTGTAATTTAAGAGCCATTTCTACCATCTTTTCAGCAGTTTGATAGGCCAAATTCCATTGTTTCTTTTGCATACAGGATTCATATTCATTGGCTAATTTTCTCAAAACAATAAGTGGTAAAGCATAATCTTCATTAATCATTTAACAAGTCCTTAATGTTTATTTTTTTCTCTGCAAATACTCGTTTTAGGTTATCAATAGCTTTTTGCTCTATTTTTGCTATGGTTTGTTGTTTAAGAAAAAGCTTTTCCCCTATTTGAGATTGGCTCATTTCATAAATGTCTTGTAAACCACCTTTGTTCTTCATTTTTAGGTTTTCCATTGTTTAAAATGGTGTTGAATCATCTACAAAAGATTTAGAAACTTGGGTTGTTGCAATTGCTTTATCTTCTGGTTCATTAAGGTAGCAAAGTAATTTGCCTTCTTTAAGCCCAAATAAAGGGATACTTTCTAAAGACATCATTAGGCCATGTTTACTTTCAAACACTGCCCCAATTGTTGTATAACGCTTTTTTTGATTTCCTTCTTTATCGGTATATTCGCTTGTTGCTGCTTTCACTAGGTACTTAATTGCCATTATTTATTCTCCATTAATTTAACTTCTGCATCTATTTCATTTAAAAACTGTTTAATTTCTGCTTCCATAAGCAATATAAAATCATCATCTCTAGGTACATTAACAATTAACAATTGACTTCTTTCAAGCATCCTAGGGTCAAATGATACAAAATCACACCATTTAGCCCCTGTTACAGCCATTTGAGCTTGCATTTGAACAAAATATTTTTTAGGTGGCTCTTTAGTTTTAAAGTATTCCCAATGAGTTGATGAATTAGGGCATTTAATTTCTACAAGACCTTCCCCTACTAATCCATCAGGGCTACATCCAAACCCTTTAATTGTAGGATGGTCAATAAATGGCACTTGGTCTACAAAATTACCTGTTTTGACTTCGTATGCAACTCTAGCCTGGGGTTCAGTATTAGTTCCCCATTCCATTGCGGCATTGGTATATGATTCCTCTATGGTCTTGGTGGTTCTTTGCAAGGCAAGCTCAATCAGATAGTTTTGCCGACTCGCTGAAGGGCCAGTCTTTGTCCTTGCAAGTATGTCAGCTACCCTAGAAGCGGTTACTTTGCCCCTGCGGAGTTCATGCCATTCAGGTGTGCCTTGTTCAATCATGTTAATTCCACTTTCTTTAGGTCTTTAGCATTAGCAATTAGTTGCACTGCGTTTTTGTCTTTGCTTAAAGCAGCATAGGCTTTGCCATAAATAACTTTTAGGTCATCAATAGTTTTGGAGTTGTTTATTAAATCTACCCATAAATTAGCATCTGCTGTTAAATCAGGTGTTGGCTCGTCAGGTACATCTTCACCAGCATAAATGTATAAACCTAGGCCATGTAAGGCAATTGCTTTGGCTAGGCATCGTTGCATAGCTGTATTAACATCCATAGCATTAGGGTTGGATATAGCTTTGTTTTGATGGTTTAAAACAGGCAATTGTGCTGTCATGGTCTTGCCAAATGCTGTAACTGAGCAAAAAACCATTAAAGTATCGCCAAATTGCATAGGAGATTGGTAATCCCAAGTAGCCATAGGGTCTAGTTGTAGTAATTGGTCTACTGCCCATGCCCAAGAAAGGTAGGTAAATTTACCTTTTTTGTCTGTATGTTCATTGACATTGATTTTGCGTATTTCTTTATATGTAGTCATCACTTATTCCTATCTAGTTAAATAATATTCTGCACTTGCTTCTTGGTATTCAAGGCTAATTGTGTACAATTTAAGACCTAATTTAGCCCAATTTTTTTGTTCAATGTAATCACGAATAATTTGTTGTGTTTCATCGCCACATTGAGATATTGCTTCGCCAAAGTTGGATAACTCGGTGCAATCATAATTAGGGTCGTATTTAAGCAACTCATCAATTTCTACTTGTAAATGTTCTAATTCTTCTTGGTCATTGTAAGGTGCTTCATAGTAGTTATTGTTATCCATTAGAACCCCCATGCAAACATAGTGCCAAAGACAATTCCTAGAATTATTACACCTACCCAATCATATATAGTTGGTTTCATCACTTACTCCTTAATTAATTTTTACAATTTTCATTTGTGCAGATGGTCTTTCACGCACTATCCATGATGCTTGACCGATTGTTACAGGCTTACTGTAAACAACCCATTCATTGCCGTAGTCATCAAATCGTAAAACTTGATACTCTTTTTTGCCTTGACCTTTGAATTTCATCACTTACTCCTTTACTGTTGAACTGGTGTCAGTATACATGAAAAAATCACAACACAACAGTTTTTATTACTTTTTTTATTAGGACATACCCTAATGCTTATAAAAACCTTGTTAATATGCAAAGGTTGATGGTATATTCATAAAAACAACGAAAGGATGATATGAAACCCATAGATTTATTAAAAATTGAGTTTGGAAGCCTTAAAGATTTGGCTGAAAAGCTAGAAATTACACCCAATGCAGTCTATGTATGGGGTGTAAACAAAGTCCCCATGAAGTATTTAAGCAAAATTGAGCAGCTTTCAGAGCTTCGTTTAACAAGAGAACAGTTAAGACCTGACCTTTATAAAAAGGACTGAAATGTATTATTACAAGTTCAATATAGCGGATTGGCATTTGGCTACTAGCCATCTAAGTCTTGAGGAAGAAGCTATTTACTTTAAGCTAATCAACTACTATTACGACTCAGAAAAGGCTATTCCATTGGAAACCGATTCGGTTATTCGTAGGTTACGCTTGGGTTCTGTTAAGGAAATTGTTGGGATTGTTTTACAAGAGTTTTTTGTTTTACAAGATGATGGTTGGCATCATTTAAGGTGTGATGAAGAAATTTTGAAGTACCACCATAAAGCAGAAGTCAATCAGCGTATAGGCAAACTAGGTGGTAGACCTAAAAAAACCGAATCGGTTTCAGTTGGGTTACCACAAATAACCCTAACCAAGAACCATAAACCAATAACCAATAACCAATATACAGATGAGTTTGAGTCTTTTTGGAAGGTCTATGACAAGCCATCAGGTAAGGCTAATGCTTTTAAGATTTGGAAAAGTATTAAGCCTGATACCCCATTGGTACAAACCATACTTTTAAAAGCCAATCTACAAGCTAAGAATGTAGAGCGTAAGTTCCGTAAGGATGCAGAGCGTTGGTTAAGAGATAAGCGTTGGGAAGATGAAATTAGTGATGTTCAACAAGTGGAGAAAGTGAAATTTATATGATTGGTCAAAACGCAATAACTAAAGATTCAATGGATGTCATCGTTGTTGTAGGACAAAACCCTACATGGTTTGATGGTAGACAAAGCGGAGTTCCCTTGGTTTATACCCAAAAATCAAGACCTAAACCTAATGATTTAGCCATTCTCAAGGGTAAAAGAGTCCAGTTGCTCCATGCCGATGGTTCAGATGAGTTATTTGCAAAGTGGTACGCAGAGATTGTGAATACAATGCCAAGCCAACTTGTAGCTATGGACTCTGAAGGAGAAATATTTTGCTCATAACTGAAGATATTGATTTTGACTTATACAAGGAAACGGAAGTCATCCGTAACCGAGTAAGGGAAAAGTCAGAATTTACCGATGAAATCAACCATTACTTTGCCACTAGAGCGCATGGGATTGATGGTGACAAAATGCCTTTTGAAAAGACCAAACAACTGATTGGTTTTCGTAAAGCAGAAGTCAGTATTTGGGCAGGTGAAAATGGTTCAGGTAAGTCAATGTTGCTTGGTCAGTTGAAATTAGGACTATTGGCTCAGAACAAAAAAGTGCTTACTGCAAGTCTTGAAATGCAACCATATAAGACTCTTGCTCGTATGGCTAGGCAAGCAACTGGTAACCCAATGCCTTCTAAAAGCGATATAGAGGCGTTTTCAGCTTGGAAAATGGATAGGGGATACCTGTATGACCATGTAGGTCGTTTAGAGCCTTGGCAAGCCGTTGCGTTGTGTCGGTATTCTTCTAAAGAATTGGGTATTGAACACCTGATTATTGACTCCATGATGAAGTGCGTAAGAGGAGAAGATGACTACAACGGACAAAAAGACTTCGTAGATGCCCTTTGTGATGTAGCCAAAGAAACAAATTTGCATATTCACTTGGTTCACCACCTTAGAAAATCAGGGGAAGGTGACAGAATTGCAGAGAAAAAGGATATTAAAGGGTCAGGAATTATTACCGACCTTGTAGACAATGTTTTTTTGATAGCTAGAAATCGCAAAAAAGAGAAGGAAACAGAGATTAATTTGCTTCCTGACAATACCAAGCCTGATACCTTTTTGGTGTGTGCAAAGCAACGAAATGGCGAATGGGAAGGTACTTTAGGGTTTTGGTATGACAGGCGTAGCCAACTGTTTACTGAAGAACATGGCATGAGCATCACTAACTTTTTGGAGATGTAGTGCTAGTCCTACCCATTAAAAATGAGGAAAGTTACCCTTGGTTGCTAAATAAGCACTATGCCAAGCGTATTCCTCAGATTATGTTTGCTTTTGGTCTGTATGAAGATAACCAGTTGGTTGGCGTTTGCACTTATGGAATACCAGCTAGTCCTAGCCTTTGTATGGGGATTTGTGGCAAAGAATATTCAGATAAGGTTTTGGAGCTAAACAGGGTTTGCTTGATGGATAACACTAAGAATCAGGCTAGTTTTTTAGTGGCTAACTCCATAAAACTACTGCCAAAACCGACCATAGTGGTGTCTTACGCTGATACTGGAAAGGGTCATGTAGGGTATGTCTATCAGGCTACCAATTTCCTTTATACAGGGCTTTCTGCTAACCGAGTAGATTGGACTGTTAAGGGTTTAGAGCATAAACACTCTAAGACTTTATCCGATGGCATGACATTGGAATCCATCAAGGAAAAGTACGGAGATGATTTTTACTATACGGAGCGCAGTAGAAAGCATCGGTACATCTATTTTCATGGGGATAAACGCCAAAAGAAGCTAATGAATCAGTTGTTAAAATATGAAGTAGAACCCTACCCTAAAGGTGATTCGCAGAAATACGACTCAGGCGATAAGGTAGAAACCCAAGGATTGTTGTTCGGATAAGGAAATGTGATGGAAGATATAGACCCAAACAAAGCAGTAGATTTTTTACTTAAAAACTCAGGATTATTTGCCCAGGCGAAATCAGCAAGGGTATATCTAGAGGAATTCAGGAAGTCAAAAAAAGCCCTTTTAATGCAAGAAGCTTTTTTTGCTGGGGTAGATACTATGGCAGGCCAAGAAAGAGATGCGTATGCTAGGCAAGAATATCGTGACCTTTTAGATGGTTTGAAGGAAGCAGTAGAAGCAGAGGAAACATTGAAGTGGAAGATGACAGCAGCACAACTTAGAGTAGAAATTTGGCGCAGTATGGAAGCTAGTAATAGAACTTTAGATAGGACTATGAAATGATTACACAAGAACTAGCACTTGAACATTTTGAATACAAAGATGGAAATTTGTATTGGAAAAAACATAGAAAAACAACAATGATTGGGACTTTAGCTGGCTGTGAATCAAGAAAATACTGGTATGTTGAACTAAAAGGCAAAAAATATATGCTTCATAGAGTTGTATTTTTAATGTTTTATGGCAAATTATCTCAAGTTATTGACCATATAGATGGAAACCCATCAAATAATAAAATTGAAAATTTGCGTTTAGCTACTCAGCAACAAAATTGCTATAACTCAGTTTTAAGAAAAAACAATACTTCAGGAATTAAAGGAGTTAATTGGCATAAGTTAAGGTCTAAGTGGAAAGTAGAAATTCGTATTGGTGGAAAAAAACAACATTTTGGTTTATTTAAAGACATTGAACTAGCTGAATTGGTAGCACAAGAAGCTAGAAACAAATATCACAAGGAGTTTAAAAATCATGGCAACTTTTACATTATCTGAATTAGAACATCCAATCCCTTTTTATGGAATTTACAAAGAAGAAGATGGTTCATTTACTGTCACTGTGGAGAAACCTATGGACAAATTTGCAATATCACCTAAAAGCACTTTTAAATATTCAGCAGGAGCAGACGTAGCAAAAGTCTGGAAAGCCTATGGATGGATTCCACCTTCTACAGTTCGTAATGACTATTTGTTTAAAGCCAATCGGATAGCTTCAGGTCTTAATAAATGAGTGGAGATGAGTGCATGGTATTTGCATCCCTAGTTATTCTAGGGTTCATTGCCATTGCACTCTATCTTTTAACCAAGAATGTCTAAAACTTTGTTAATTTTGGCTTTTCTATCTTCTAGTCCAATAGTGCCACCATTAATCTTCTTGGTCATAGTCTCAATATCCATGATGTCTGCGTATTGATTTAAGTTTCTTTTGTTGTAATACCAACCAGCAGACAAGCAAGCACATCTAGGCTCTTGTAGAAGTTCAGGATGGGCTATTAAATCTACTCCAATACCATCGGAGCAGTTCTTGTAGTTTTCCTTGCCAGTAAGCTGAAATATGCCTCTGCCTCTGTATTTAAACCCATCGCCATCATTAGTATTGCCCATGCGACCTGAATAGACCTTATTGGCTATCTTTTCAGCATTATGGGCATATTTGTCTGCAGTATCCATATCAGGAAAACGTGATGGCCAGGTACGCATTAGACCTTGAGCAGAATAATTTAAATTCTCAACTAAATTTTTAAGGCCACCACTTTCATGCATTGCTTGACCAATAAAACAAGCTCGCCTTTGAGGTGTATTAATGTCGTACTTTTCAAAAGTTTCTTGCAAAGGTTCTAGCCATTTGCCATCAATACCTAGGGCTAATAATTGGGCTTCAAGCATCTTTTTTTTCCTTAGATTTCATATCCATAATTTTTTCAAGTGTTCTGCCACCAAAGTAAAACGACATAATAAGCATGCCCCATTGCCCTAATAGCTCAACATAAGCTTTGTTAGTATCTAAATCAAATGCTGACATCATGGCAAAAATAAAATAACCACCAAGAATAAACAATAAAGTCATAGGGCGGATGTTTTTGCTTAGCCAACTGTCACTAAGCATATCCGCTTGCGCTCGTTTGGTCAGTTCTTGTTGCTCTGCTGTGTCTGCCGCTATTTGGGCTAACTCACCATTCTGTTGCATTTCAAGCAATTTAAGTTTGGCTTGTTCAGCTTGGGCTGGGTCAGGAAATACTTTGTCAAGAATCTTACCGCCAATGTCAAGTAATGCGCCTAGTGGGAACATAGTTATTTCGCCATTTGAGTGTTAGTAAAATTAATACGGGTTTTTACTGCAATTAAATCTTTAGGTACTTCTGTAAATCCTACAGCACTATAACCAGCAAACTTACCCATTTCAGGTGGTATAGAGCCTCTACAAAGGTACTTTACGCCATTCTTAACTTGCCATTCACCTACTTTAGAAGATGGTACAAAGTCCTCACAAAACACTTCACCACTTAACATTCCAACAACTGCTCTGTTTCTTTCGGGGCTGGCGGCAAATAAGCTTGCATTAACCCCTTCTAGGCTTTCTTCTCTGCCATTTTTGTTTAACGCCAAAATGGTGGTTCTTGAATTAGTAGCCAAATTAGTAGAATTAACCACAACAGTAACTGCATCTGTATCCTTCATCAATGCTTTAGCCAATGAAATAAGCTGGTCTTGGTCTTTAACTTTAGGCATTTTGTCACTTGCATATATAGCATTAAGAATAACTTGACGGCTATCCCAAGCAAAATAACCAGTAAAAGCAAAGGTTGAAAGCAGTATTACTGTAAGCAACTTAAATGGATTGTCTACCCACTTAATTAAATCAATAACTTTATCAATACTTACTGATTGTGTATTAGCTTTAGGGCTATTAACCCTTGTTTTTGGTGGAGATTTTTTAATTGGTGGCTTTTTTTTAACTACTTTTTTAGCCAACATATTAATGCCACTTCATTGAAATTAAAGTGACAATAATAAAGCCAGCGCATCCAATCAAGATTTGCTCTAGCCGTTTAAGGCGAGCATTAATGGCTTCATATCTTAAAGCGCAAACAGCTTCATGGGAATTTAATCGGGCTTCAGTTTCATCAATAGTTGGCATATAAAACTCATAATAGTTAGGTTAATTAGTCTTATATTATTTTAGAATTCTATCATTTTTTACATAAACATTAAAAAGAAGTTACTGTTTGCCACTACTGGCGCACCGCTTGGCGTATAGACAATAAAGATAACACCTTGTGAGCCAGCACCAGCAGTTCCCGCTGAGCCTCCAGTATTAACTCTACCACCAGCACCACCACCACCATATAATCCAGTATTCGTTGATGGCGAATTAACGGAAGGCACTCCGCCATTACCACCACCACCACCAACAGTATTAGCAATATCTATACCTGAGCCACCAACACCGCTTCCTGAAGAACCAACTCCCCCCGCACCACCACCACCAAGTGTTCCTGATGCAGCAATCCCTACACCGCCTCCTGTACCACTAAAATTGTT